ACAAAGTAAACGATTTTGTGGTAAACGCAGTCCACAATATGGATCTAGCAAGCGATCAGCTTGCGGTGGCCCTAACAAATACTGCACCGGGAAGTGAATCAAGCAACCCAACCGCAGATGGTAATGGTATTGTTGGCAATCTTACACAGGTTAGCTATAGCAACTGTTCTTCTCGTAACCTAACTACAAGCTCATCATCCCAGTCTGGCGGTGTGTATAAGCTGGTTGTAGCAGATCTTACGCTCACTGCCTCTGGTACTGTTGGTCCCTTCCGTTACATCTATATCTTTGATGATACGGTTACTTCTCCAGCAGATCCAATCATTGGGTACTATGACTATGGCACCTCATTGACGCTGAACAACGGTGATACGTTTACCTTAGATTTCAGCCCAAGCAACGGTGTCATCCAACTAACATAAGGCAGTATCATGGCGAAGCTCTTTAACAGAGCCAAGATGACAACCAGTACCACGGGTACTGGCACAATCACTCTTGGCAGTGCGTCTACGGGGTTTCAGAGTTTCGCAGATGCTGGGGTTAGTAACGGTGACGTAGTACAGTACGTCATTGAAGAACTTTCTAACTTTGAAATAGGCACTGGTACATATACCGCTTCTGGCACAAGCCTTACAAGAACTGTGCAAGAGAGTTCAAACGCAGATAATGCCATCAGCCTCGCGGGGAATGCTGTTGTCTTTATCAGTGCGGTAGCCAGTGACCTAAACATCTTGCAGAATGCAGGCTCTACCAAAGTTGCAGCTACCGCTTCTGGTGCCACGGTTACGGGTAACTTGGCAATTACAGGCACCGTAGATGGGCGCGATATCGCAACTGACGGTACAAAGTTAGATACCGTAGAAACCAATGCTGACGTAACAGATAGCTCAAATGTAGGATCTTCTCTTACAGGTTTTGCTACAGGTACAGATGCAGGTTCCTCTGATCTTATTCCTGTTTACGATGTAAGTGCTTCTGCTTGGGAGAAGCAGACTATTGCCAATGCAGCGTTGCAAGGCCCGACTGGGCCTACTGGCCCCACGGGACCAACTGGCCCGACAGGACCAGACGGGCCTACTGGTCCAGACGGTCCTCAAGGACAAAAGGGACAGAAAGGTGAAGTGGGAGCCACTGGCCCGACAGGCCCGACTGGCGGCACAGGGCCTACGGGTCCGACTGGTCAAAAGGGCCAGAAAGGCGAGGTTGGCAATACTGGTGGAACAGGCCCCACAGGGCCAACAGGTCCAACAGGGCAAAAGGGCCAGAAGGGTGAAGTAGGTAATACTGGCGGCACGGGTCCAACTGGCCCGACTGGCCCAACGGGTCCAGACGGCCCTACAGGGCCAACAGGCGGTACAGGGCCAACAGGACAGAAGGGGCAAAAGGGCGAAGTTGGGGCGACTGGGCCGACAGGAAACACTGGCCCCACTGGACCAACAGGATCACAAGGTCCGACAGGTGGCACAGGCCCTACAGGACAAAAAGGTCAGAAGGGCCAAACAGGGTCAACAGGTGGAACGGGACCAACGGGACCAACGGGACCAACTGGCCCTACAGGCCCCACTGGACCGACTGTTGGTTCTTTTAATGGAGTATTCCAAAACACTAGCGGAAACCCTTTTTGGGAAAACAAACAGGCAGTTACGTCAAGTTACACAATAACAAGCGCATACAACGCAATGTCAGCGGGGCCAATAACCGTCAACAGCGGCGTAACCGTTACTGTTAATAATGGACAAGCGTGGACGATAGTTTGATGTTTGATATGAAAATCTCATCTGACCTTGGTTTAAGTTGCGGTAATATTTCTATTTTTCCCAGACAACTTGCTGCGCATGTTGAAGGCATAGATTTAGTAGATGGTTTGCTTGTGATAGAAGGCGTTAAATTTTTCAACGGAGAATCTGAAAAATTTATAATCGATAGAAATAATAACAAGCACCACCTCGAAACCCTAATGAGCGCTGCTTAATGAAGGTAATGATATTATGTCAAAACTAATACTAAACGGAACTAATGGTATTACTGGGTACAAAGCAGATAATACTACGGTACAAGAAACTGTGAGTTTAGCGGAGCTTAATAGTGCTAAATCCGATGTTTTTACATCTAGTTCATCTTTAACAATATCAGGGAAAATGACTGCGGATGCTAGTCTTACTCCAGCGGTTCTTAGGTATTCTGTTGGTGAAAAAGAACTATCAGGCCTTTCTTTTGAATTTGTAGCCACAAATACTGAACAGTTTGCAGAGCCAGATAGCACCCATACACTGCCTACTGGTATTCAATATGGTGATTTGCTTGTCATGCTTGAACATGCAGTTATGGATACTGGTCCGGGGTATGGGATTTCAATTGAAACTCCATCAGCTTGGACATCAGCTATGGGTAATAATTTTGTTTCCACCGCTTACAAGCCAGCCAGTAACTATTGGTCAAATACATATTCTTTTGCACATTATAAAATTGCTGGCTCATCCGATAGTGGAGCAAGTTATTCTGGCTTTCAAAATCCTTATAATGCTTACGGAACAGTTTATGGGCAGAGGACTTGCTTTGTTTACAGGCCCACATTTTCTAATTCTGGTAATGTTTCAGTTACTAAGAGCCTACAAGGAAAATTTGGCACTGGCCCATTCTCAGCATATACATCAAGCGTGACAGCAACTCCTTCATCTACCACTGGTAATTTGGGGATTGCTCAGTATGCAAGCCAAAGTTCTGGCAATACAGCTACTTTGAGTGGAGCAGTTTCTTCTTTTGATGCATCAAGTACAGTGGGTTATGGCAGCAATGGAATGACAACTTGTATAAGGGGTTCTTTCCAAACGCCCCCAACAACCAGTACTGTTACTCTGACTGGAACCGCCAACACCACGGGCGCGGACATGACGGGTATATGGCTATTTACATTAAGTTAAGGAAGAAGTTTATGACTTGGAATGCCGCTAGTATAATGGGTAGAAAAACACGAAATGCATTGCTTAGTGAAACAGATTGGTGGGCTGTATCAGATCGTACAATGACAGATGATCAAACGGCTTACCGTCAGGCTTTGCGTGATATAACCACCCATGCGAATTGGCCCGTTTTGAATGATAGCGATTGGCCTGCAAAACCAAGTTAATTTATTCATTGGGGGGTGATAGATGAGACAAAACTGGCAAATGTGGTCTGGCGGTTTATCCGATACAGACTTATCAACAATATTTACAGAGGCTTCAAATCTTAATACGCAATCAGCAACGACTTTTAACAATGCAGACACAAGCGTAAGGTCAAGCGATGTTGCTTGGTTAAGCGGCAATAAGGCCGTTCAAGATATTCTTTGGAAGTATGTTAAAACGGCAAACGATAACGCCTTTCGCTGCCAATTAGAAAATATATGCGACATTCAATTTACAGAGTATCATGCTAACAAGGGTGGTCATTACGATTGGCATATAGATGTAAACTGGAATGGTAACGAGGCGCGAGATAGAAAGTTAAGCGTTACAGTTCAGCTTTCAGACACAAGCGAATATGAGGGCGGCGGCTTTGAGTTCATAGAATGCCAAACGCCAGATGCTTCATCCCGCCTCAAGGGAACGGTTTTAGTTTTCCCAAGCTACTTGCAGCATAGAGTTCTGCCTATTACTAGCGGCACAAGGAAAAGTCTTGTTGCGTGGTTTGAAGGCCCAAGGTGGCAATAATCTATCAGATTTCTCTGCATGGATCTGCGTATGATGCACGAGGAAAAGATTGGAACACGGTAGAGAAGGAGACGGGCTGTGTTAGAGATACACAGTGGCGTGATCCAATACTTGACAGGCCCCTGTTAGTTACAGAGTTTGGTTGCGCTGTTAGCCATCTAAAGGTGTGGGAAAAGATAGCCGCCTCTAATCGTAATGGAATAATCCTTGAAGAGGATGCAGTCTATGAAGATATTGATCCTAGCGCGGTTGATACTTTATTAAAAGAGCATGACAGCGTTTGGTTGGGATACCGTCTTAATACTCTTGGCTATTGGTATAATTGTCATGCTTACGCTATTAGACCAGAAACCGCCAAGAGATTGATAGAAGGCTACAAGGATGCTATTATTCCTGTAGATGAGTGGGTGCCTGCTAAGCTAAAAGTTCAATCGAACTTTTTCTACACACCAGAAGTTGTGACGCAGATACCTAGGGAAATTAGGCCAAGCACGATTGAGGGGGAATCAATGCAGGTACATGTATTAACCGTTGGAACAGATCAAAGTAAAATGTGGGCTTTGGAGCAATCTGCAAAAGCGCACGGGATAACGTACTTAAATCTAGGTCGCCAAGTAACTTGGATGGGCGGCACAATGGAAGCCCAAGGCGGGGGCCAGAAGATTAATCTTGTACGCAACCACCTTGAATCTCTGCATGATGGGGATGTGGTTCTATTTGTGGATGGGTATGATGTTATCATAAACGATACACTGCCTACTATCCTAGAGAGATATGAGGACATGGGTGCGGATATTATATTCGCAGCGGAACGGCAGTGCTGGCCTGATGCGACAATGGCCTCACAATTTCCCTTGTCAACACTCTACAGGTATTTGAACAGTGGTGTTTACATGGGCAAGGTGGGTGTGCTTAAGGAGTTTCTTAATGAAGCAGTGCCCAATGATTCTGATGATCAACTATGGATGCAGAAAAGATTCCTGTCATCTGATTGGCAATCTACTGATTCTGTCAATTTGGACTATGAAGGCTACATCTTTCAATGCGATGATCATATTGACATTATTAGCGGTCAACTAGCAAACGGCATGTGCTGTCCATGTATCTATCACGGTAACGGTGGATATGACGCAAAGGTAAGATTTAAAAACCTTGCAGATAAATTTGGCTATGTAGAAGAAGCAGAGGTGTTATCTCCCACATACCATAAGGGTCTTGAGTACGAAGAGATTGCGCCAGAAATACTGGTGACCGACTTTATGTCAGCAGATCAGTGCAAACGATATATTGAAGCATCAGAGAGCCTTGGTCGGTGGGGTGAGCTTGATGGCGATAAGTTTCCAGCGCAAGAAATACGGCTAAAAGAATTAGGCTTGTGGGACGAGATATCAGAACAATGGGCAGATAAGCTTAGTAAGATATGCGAGAAGCATTGGCACCCAGAGGCGTACCTTGGATTGCGAGATGCCTTTACTATGCGTTATTCTATGGACACACAGACAGAACTAGGTCTGCATACAGACGCATCTTTGTTTACGGGCAGTGTGAAGCTAAATGATGATTACGCTGGCGCGGAGCTCGTTTTTTCTAGACAACAGTTTACAAACGAGAATGTAAAAGTTGGGCAGTGCATTTTGTTTCCATCTATGGTAACACATGGACATAAGGTTCTGCCTTTGCGTGGGGGAAAGAAGTATAGCTTGACCATGTGGACCTGTCGATATGAGGGTGACTCAAACTAAAAACAGTGTTAGTCTTCTGCTATGTTAGGACAAGCCCCCATAGCAGGTGCCCCGTTAGCGGGTTCTGGAAGTGTAGCTACTGTTGAAAGCTTTGCTCATGGTTCTTTCTCTGTAACAGGGCAAGTTGCAGGAACTAACATAGCTATCAGTGAGGGCTTTGGAACGGGTAGTTTTGCTACAACGGGTCAGACAGTTACCCCTAACATAGCTATGAACGAGGACTTTGGAGCGGGTAGCTTTGCAGTCACGGGTCAGGCTGCGCCTTTAAATGTTTCCGCTAGTCTTGCGACAGGTTCTTTTTCTGTATCAGGTCAAGAAAACAGTATGATTGCTGGAAAAGGATTGCAATCGGAAGCGGGTAGTTTTGCCGTAACAGGACAAGACGTAACCACAGTAATATCTGTTAGCGCGATTCTTGATCACGGCAGCTTTTCCCTTACAGGTCAGGATGCGTTTGGGCTTGTCGGAGAGATTTTTGAGGCGGGTGGTTTTAACTTAACGGGACAAACCGCTAACTTCCAAAAGGCTATGCGGTTGACCGCAGATCACGGTAGCTTTGCGGTCACAGGACAAACCTTAGACTTTGGTGTGCAGGTAAGTGCCATATTGGGCCAAGGATCATTTGCGGCAAACTTCCAAGATATAAGTTCTAAGGTTACTAGGGTTCTTGAATTTGGCTCTTACGCAACGACAGGGCAAAGTGTTGACATTGCA